CTTCACCTTTGTTTTTACGTAATAGTCGACGAGCAAGTGCTGCACGAGCTGCACGCATAGCGCGCTGTTGAAGAACAGATGTAGATGCACGACGGCGTTGAGCGCGACGTCGACCTGCGAGAATCTTAGATTTGTTTCTACGCATGATAGCACGACGCTTCATACGTTGCAGCATGTTTAGAGCTTCAGTTATGGTGTCTGCATCAACGTCGTCGAGGATATCTTCTTCCTTAAGCATTGCGAGAATACTATCACGCAGGTCTTGAAGCTTCTTTAGTTCAGATGCAACATCAGCGGGTAAAGCGGAACCACGATGTGCTGATTGTAAAAACTTAATACGACCGTTAACGCGATTAAGCTCTCCATTTAGTTGATACTTAGAGAGTTCAGTATCATATGCTTCATCGAGAGAGGTTTCTTCTTTCATAGCCTTAATCTTTCCGCTCATCCACAACTGATTAAAGGCACGTGGACGATTTTGTGATTTACTTAGTATTTCCCATGAAGCTTTATCAAGCTTAACATCCTTTGGAAATTTTTCGTAATTTCTCCAAGTTAGTGTTAAGATTTCTTCTTTAGGCTTGTATACCATTTGTGTATACTTGTCAATATAACCATCAATCCACGAACCACTTTCTTCGATCTCTTCTTCATCAAGAACTCCTGAAGCACGCTTCCAATAATCGTATGTCAACTCACCTTGTTCGTCTTCGGGCCATGAGCCATCGGTATAGTCAACTGGAATCAGATCTCTCAATCTAATCTTCTTAGGTTCTTTCTTTGCAGTCGTAGTATCTGATTGTTTCATATTAGCGATCCCACCCTTTAATTATGTCAGCCGAAAAGTTATTCTTAGAGAATTCCATACGGTCAACCAATTTCACTGCTCCACCTGATAGATGGTCGATTGCAACAAAACCTTCTTGGCCTGTAACACGGAATCCACTTGATGTTCGCACAAAAGTGCTTAACTTTTTAAGAGTATCGAGTTTATTTATAATAAGTCTCTTTGCATCAATAATCGCGTTTTGCAACTGATAAACCAAGTTAAGGTTCTTTTTGTTTTCATCCGAAAAGAACTTCATATATTGATCACGCTTAGCAGATGCTGTTTCCTTACCTTTCTCTGACTTCTTGGACTCAATATCTTTATTGAAACGATCGGTTGCCCATTTGATTAGATTATCAACATGTGCCTTTGTGTTAGAAACAACCTCGCCTCGACGTACATACGTGTTATTGAATGTTTCAAGGCTTTGTGCAAAGTCAGGATTGTCTTCAATTTCCTTAAGTGTTGAGCTGTTGATCTTCTGGAATATCTTACCTGCGACCGAAAGTCTTGCGGTTAATTCAGCAGTTTCTTCAGCCGTAAAGGTAGCTTTACCCGAAAGGTCATGAACCTTTGCGTCTTGGAACCAAACCGATGGAGTCTTTTTAAGTTCGCTCTGATCAAAGTCATAAGAAGCTTTCATGGTTTCAAGAGTAGCTCCGCTGTATCGTGTATGGAATACTACACCAATCTTAGCTTTCTTGATACTCTTTGCAACATCGCTATCAGCTGGAACTGCATAAACGATTGTGTTAGGTTGGAACGTGATGTACTTTTCGCCATCATAGTCTTCAACGCTAAGATCCTTTTGAGTAAACATGATGTCGCCTTGAAGTACTCCTTTAATCCCAAGCTTCTGCAATTCGTTAAAAGCAATGGATAGTTTATCAGCAAGGTCTCCAGATGTATCGGCGCGAACGTCAGATACGCTCTTATAGATCTTTGGGTTCTTGTTGAAGATACCTTTCTTAGCAACGAAGAACTGACCATCCGATGGATCAATCCCTGCAAATACTGCAGGTGCACCGTCCCATTTTACCGTAACGTCAGTTGAAGTTTTAGCGTTCCCCGCAAGCATATCACGTAGGCTACGTAGCGCAAGGATTGCTTCACGTGCTCCTTTAACGCCTCCGTAAATTACCTGATCTTCGATATGCGTCATGTGAAGGTTCTTACCTTCAGCTGAAGCTTCAGCAATGTATTCCTTAAATGATTTCATGTTATTCTACTTTAATGAATGGTGCGCTAAGATCACTGCTGCTACTTGCATAGCTGATACACGCAGTAATAAACTCGTCTTCTTGCGAGCTTTTTGAAATTATGTCAATGAGTTCACAACCAAGGAATTTACTAAATGCCCAAGAAACTCCTTGATCTGCTATCTTTTCGACAAACTCGTCATATGAAAGCTTTTCGGTATCCTTTGCATAACGTGTATAGTTTGTGTAAAACTCCTTAAGCAGAGAAGGATCATTCTTTTGTAATCCAGCACGTAGCTTTTTGATGTCAATCAGCTGTGGTAATTTTAGATGACGGAGAATTGTTTGGATTGGACCATAACTCAGTTTACCTTGGTTAGCATTCTTACCTTTAATTTCTCCTTGAAATGTTTCAGGGAATGTACGGAACTGAATCTTACCGTCTAACGTAAAGTACATATAGACGTCCTTACCTCCAAAGAATCCTTTGTTACCTGTAGTGAAACGATCAAACTCGATGACCTTCTTCTTGGAATCAAAGTTGTAGTATGAAATATGAGCATTCTTTTTCAACAGCTTGAGCGATACACCAATTACATCTTTGTTCTTTAGAGCTTCAGTTAGCATGCTGTTTAGTTCAGCAATACTTTGAGCATTTTCAAAATGAATAGTTTTACCTACAGGCGACACCAAGTAAATATCGGCAGGGCTCCACTTATTCAAGTTAGAGAATGCCTTTTCTTTAGAATTAAGAGTCTTGAAATGCTTTTCAAGTTTATTTACCCATGCACTGCCACGATGGAATGTATATGCTTTACCGCGTAACAGCTTGTATAATTCTTCAGCACCAAGGATACATGATTCTCGCCATTCTTTCGGAAGATCATTTAAGATACGATTAATGTCATCGTCTACATCGGAGTGTGCATAACCTTTTGCCAATTCCTCAGTATTGTATGTCTTAGCACCGTTCCATTTTGCAGCTGCATAAACTGCCTGAGCACTTTCGGTTAACTGTGTAACATCGGCTCCAGCACCAGAACCACCGCCTCCTCCAAATTCTTTTGACTTCGCAAAGTCCTTTAGGTAATAAACAGCGTTGTCATAACCTCGGAAAGGAATCTTACCTGGATCTTTTTTAGCGCGTAGACGGCTCTCAGCGTCAGCATCATAGTGTAATGAAATCTCACCGCCTTTTACAAGAGTCAACGGGAGACCACTTTTAAGTTTGTCAATAAACAATTCAATACGCCAATCGTACTTGTAAAGTTCCGCTGGAGCAAGATTTGCTCCTTCGGTTAAAAATGTTCTAAATGATTTCATGGTATGTGTGTTTTGAATGAACGACCATCTTTAGGGTAAATCGAAAAACGAGCACCTTTAATATCAAATTGATCTCGGTCTCCTTTATATATTACGGCTAACACTGGAGTAAATCCAGCATCTGGAACTTCACCGTGGTAATGAATATGCCCGGTGGCAGTTAACGCATATATTCCTTTTGAAATTTTCTTTAAACCAGGATCTCCTTGTATAAGAACATCTACTCGGTTTTCGTCAATTGAACCTTTGTCAAAATTAACGCCAAATACCGACATCATTTTAAGATCTTTGCTTTTTATGACAGCGTATGCAGATTCACTTGGAGGAATCTTATCTCCATAAAGAGCCTGACATTTTAATATAAATGACTTTGTTTCTTTATGGTTTTTAATTCGTTCTTCTGTTAATCCTCCCCATTGTTGGAAATCCTTTGGTGATTTACCTTTCTTATGGCTGATGTGGATTAATGGCTTACCTGAATCATCAGCTAAGTTAAAATCACTTTTTGGTGTTCCTGCTGTTTTTAGGACACGTGATACCTTTTGAATAATTTTGCCATCGCCTAATTTAATTTTAATAGGGCCTCCGGCTTCTGCAACCGCCGCAAACACTGCGGATTCTAAAGCGCTGATTGCAGCCGATTCAACGTCAAGGCCGCCAGTGCGCCCAGCGCCTTTGATTAGGATCTTGACGTTCCCAACCTTAATTCCGCCAATGCTTGATCCTTTTAAATTAGAATCGACAACAGCATTAAGAGTGGATAAAAATTTTGCAACTCTGTGCATTTCCTCAATACGATTACCATTTACTAATAGTACAATTGAGGTTGAAGTTGATGACTTCACGGTGACACCTTTTAGCTTTTTAAGCAGGTTTGCGATGTCAGTGCCATTCATTATGGTATTTATTGTGCAAAGAAATCTGCGGCTAGGACCGATTCACGTTCACGTGGTTCAACTTCCCACGGCTCCTCGGTTACAGCAAATTCATCATCTGAATAGTATTTGTCATGCCAGCGACTACGGTTATTCATAAAAACCAATTCATTATTGTCAAATTGACGCACGTGCACAAACTCATGTGCGAGAGTACCTATAAGCATTTCATCTGACATACTGTTATCAAGAAGAATCTTATATTTTGATGGAGACTTGGTTATATGGTAGCAACATCCATACATGCTATGATTCTTAATGAGATTTTCCTCAACACGAATACCAATTTCAATCTTGCGTTTACGTGGAAGTAAAACATTAAGAAAGTATACGGCTGCTCGGCGGACTAGGTCCTTACGAGCGGGGCTTTTTGAGCAGCCGTATACTTTTATGAGTTTCATTACTTATAGCTAATAGGCACAGCGTCTCCTGCTTTAAACGACTTCGCCTCTTTACGAATATCCTGCAAAGATTTGATGATAGAAGTAAAACGCTTATCATCATAATCGGCTCCGCTCTTTAATGCGTCGTACATCATATCAAATTTCTTTTTCAGCATGTACAATTCATTTTTAACAACGTGTCCTGGTAAACGTTGAAACGATTCATCTTCGCAAATATTGTCTAGACTGGCGGCGGCTGCTTCTAGTAGAGATTTATTCATCTTATGCGTATGTTTCAATCATGCGTTGTAGGTCACTATCACTAACTTCAACGCCTGCGGCAATTGCTCCTGCTGCCATGGATAGTCCACGTGATAGCTTACGAAGGTTAGCGCTTTGCTTGCTCTTACCTTTGCGTAGTAGATCAACAACGTGCTTACGTGCTTTAAGATCAAGACTTAAACCATCTTCAAGTTCAATATCGCCAACGATCTTTTCCATGAAGTCATAGATTTCCATTTCAGTTGGGTCGATGTTTACAATGAATGCGCGAGTGCGTAGTGCGCCGTCTGGATCCAACTTGTCAAGATCGAGGTTAGAGATAAAGATTACCTTACCAGTAAATTCGAAGAAACGTGGAATCAACCCTTGGTCAAGGATTTCTTCGTCGGTCATATCTTCGTTATCAACAACGTTCTTGCCCATCTTGTTCCAAACAAGCTTACGAATCTTCTTGGTATCAGTTGCAGCCTTAAGCAAGTTACGGCTTTCTTGATCTTTAAGAGCATCGTCAGAGTCNTCGAAGAAGATAATGCTGTTCTTATAACGGAACAACAACGAGTACATACCAGCNGCTGATGCAGAACCNGTGTTCTTGAAGTAACCGTTACCGTCGCGCAGACCCATGCTTGCAAGAATCTTTTCGGTTGTGTGTGTCTTACCAACACCACCTTTACCTGAAACGAAGATTGCGTTTGCAGAACCATTGATTGTTAGCTTAAGCAAGTTTTCAAGGTCAAGCAACTGCTTTTCAAACGAAAGACGCTCACGATTGTTTTCAATGTCGGCAATGTTACCTGTAGGCTCATATGTTTCATTGGACGCACCTTTGGTGACCTTTGCTTCAACGCTACCAATTGCGGAAAGCAATTTGGACTTGTCCTTCTTGATCTTTTGCAGATCCTTCGGTGCGCCGCTCCAGCTGTACTTTGTACCGCTCTTGACAATCAATGAAGGGTACATCATTTCAAGTTGATCAAAGATCTTCATGCCAGCGCCTTTGTATGCGCTATATACTTTACCTTTTGAGAAGTTTGGTAATGTAACCATGTCAAGAATACCATCAAGCATATCCTCAACGCTAACGCCACCTTTTGCCTCAAGAATCATCGAGGATTCTGATACAACACCGGCTTCTTCCAATGGAATGCCATCTGGTAGAGTGTAGAACGAACCAAGTTCAGGTTTGGTATTTGATAAGATGGATGCGATGATTGGCAGTGTCTTAACTAGAGAAACTTCGGTATCAAATTCGATGCGGTAAGGTGTATTGGAGATACCGTCCCAATAGTCGATGCTATTTAGACCAATCATGCCAACGGCAGTGGAACTGATCCAGTTGAAACGAATAGAGCGATTCTTCTTACTAGTGTAAAAACGCAAACCAAATCCTTTTCCCTTTGTATTTCTAAATGCCTCAAGTCCTGGATAACGAAAGAAAGTATATCCCGTCTTTTTCTTGAGGTATTTAGCAATAAGGAAAGCGGCCTTATCAGCGGAGGACGAGGAAATCGCCTCGGCTAGGTATCCTTTGAAGCTAAGTGTTGTAGACATATAGTCTATTTATACTTTAAAGTCACTAAAGGTTTTACCACGTTGATTGTTATTACCACCTCGACTAAACGGCGTATTCGCGACTGGAGCAGCCGAAGAAGAGTCATTGCTCATGATATTCGCGGTTGGATCTGCAACATCATACAGCCTCATCTTAGCGCGATCAATACCCACCGTAAATCGCTTGTTGTTATTGGCATCATTGTAACGATTCTTAAGCTGTTTGATCATTAACTGATTCATCTTTTCAAGTTGCTCAGTACTGATGAATGCAATCATCAAGTCTGCTGTTGCAGGCAAACCAAAGCTTTCAGATGTATCAGTAAGTTCAACATCGCTATTTGAATTATGTGTAAGTATATTATTAGCAAAAAATAAATGGTTACCATTTACTTCAATATCAATCATTTCAATATCATAATCTAATTCTTCTATGTTTGTAATCAATTCTTCCATGTTTTAATTCTTCCTAGTTTATAATTTTCGGGCTGCGTTCCTTCTGGCATAAAAAATGAAGTTACCCCATCATTATACCATTTGTATTTTCTTGATCGGGTTGTTTCGTTAATCCGCCCTTTCATCTTCGATTTTCTCCCTTTTGCTTTATCTGATATTTTTTGTTTAGTTTCATCTGATTGCGTTTTACCAAACATTGGATTATTTTCGCCTTCAAGAGAACCTCTATTTATTCGGATTAGTGATATTGATTCTTCTGAGTGCTTCTTACCAAACATTGGATTATTTTCGCCTTGGACCGCTAATGTAATGTTTTTAATATGTTCATCCGACAAAACGCGTCCTTTAAGAGGACTTCCGCCTCTTTTAATGTATGATTCCTTTAAACTTTTGGATAGTTTTCCATTACTATGATCTTTAGTTTTCCCTTTACCAGCTGCCCCACCCTTTTTTCCCGCTTCACTTGCACCTTGAATAAATTTGCCGTTTATTGCGACAATATCTCCCTGTTCATAATGTCTTTGCCAGTGGTCCTCAGCTCTTAAGCATTCTAAATTCAATGGATCATTATTATCATGATTTCCGTCTATATGATGTATGTGATATCCTTCTGGAATTTTTTGATGATTATGTTCTTCCCAGATTTTTCTATAGTTATTTGGCATATAACTATTTATAATATGTGTTAGTTCAACGTCACTAAAGAATCTCCAATTTTTAATCCAGAGTTAATTGACTTATCAATATCATTGACTGGGAATTTATGATCGGCGCTACAAATAATAGTCTTTCCTGAAGAAGTCNTAATACGATATGCTTTCTTTTTTGTTTTAGGAAACACTGTAACCACCTCATTAAAGCCAGTATTGCTTTTTATACAATCACCAACCACAATTTCATTTAAGCGTTTATTACCATATTCCGTTTCAACAATAGTTAAAGGATCTAAACAATATCCATTGCGATTTGTTTGTGTTGCACTCCAAATCGGAACATTAAATTCAACAGCGAGACCACGCAGTTCTTCAGCAATTGCCTTGATTAAACTGTAAGTATTGACACTTCCGCTTAGACCTTTGATACGACTGCTGGCGCAAATGTTAAGATAGTCGATGTAGATGACGTCAGGCGTGAACTTCTTTTTCAGTTTAAGTTCATGTAGCAATGCACGGAAGTGACCGACATGCGCGCTTGCAGTTGGATATTCCTTAATGACAATCTTACCTTTTGTTCGGTCTGACAAGTTCTTAATCTTGGAGGAGAACGTGGCTTGTGACAGGTTCTTCAGTTCATCAATACGAACGTCAAGCAGGTTAGCATCAATACGTTCAGCAATACGTTCTTCTGCCATTTCCATCGTAATGTAAAGAACATCGCGCCCCATGGAAAGATCTGCCGCTGCAAGGTGACACATACCCAAACTCTTACCAACGCCTGTATTATGCGAGGAGATTCCATTTGTGTAGTATCGGTTGTTATTATGCTCAACGTGAATATCAACAATTGGAATCTTCTTTCCNGTTTTTATGACTGTGCCAGGTTCATATCGCCCAGTATCACAGAAAAAGTGCAATTTTGATAAAGTAACTTCTTGAGCATTAAATATATCCTTCGCACTCATCCACCCTAACGTTGATTGGAAAAGATGATTTTCATTGCATGAAATATTCTTATCATTACAACTGAATGAGTATTCATCCCATTGACCTTTGTCGATAAAATCCGATATCTTAACCCAACCATCAGGAGATGAAACTTCAAGTGTATAACCGTTTTCGAGTAAAGCTTTCACTTCACCGATTTTAATTTCTTTTTCAACCGCAAGCGAAGTTATCCTCACAACAATTTTAGTATCAGGGTGAACACACCCAGCTAAGATGATATTCAGAGTCTTGCGAGGTACACCACCATTGGTAATTTGGTTGAACATATCAAGGTCAAACTCGATCTTATCTTCAACGTGATGATAAAAATCAAATCGACGATCTGCGTTCTCAAGGTAATCGTGACCTACGTTTGTGTCAAACGTAACGCTCAACGCCTTGTTCAAAATCTCTGGAATTGCTCCTTCGGCTTTATCGGCGCTTTTACCATCAATGATCGAGATGGCTTCCATAACAGCCAAATGAACGGCGCGATCCTTACACCACTTTTCGGTGCTATCTACAAGCCAATCATGTTCGGCTGGCTGAGGTGTAGCAAAATCATGAATAGCCTGAAGAATCTCATGTCGGTCTGGACGGACGGCAGCATTACTTTTTTGGAATTCAATGTCAAGTACGCTAGAGTTTGGCAGCTTATTGTACTTACTGATGAAGTCGAGAATCAGCTCATAAATTACGCGTTGTGAGCCCGTGAAGTATTCAGGCTTAATGTGAGGCATTGCCTTACGCGTGTATGGTTCGCTATTGACAAGATTATTTAATATAAGTGATTCGATTGAAACGTCAGTCATGTGGTCTTCCTATTATGTAGTCGTTGTTTGAAATAATGTCAGCTAAGATATCACCGATATGATTATTGAATTCGGGATCTTCTTTTAGCATGTCGCGGCGGTGTGTGAGGGAATCAGGCACGCTCTCGATTTTGTAGATAAATCGCAAACGTGCCTGATTTTTTTCCTCAATTATACTGACTTTACCATAACGGTAAACGATACCAGCATATCCGCTACTTGTTAATTGTATCAGGAATTGGTCTGGATGTAAATCATCTTCGACCAACAAGTAGTCTTTTCCTTCTTTCATTACTCTTCGTACTGCTCAATGATTTCATCATCGGACAAGTCCTTAGATGCAGTCTCAGTGATCATGTCACGTAGACCAATGGTATACTTGTCCTTAAGGTATTTGGCAAAGTCGGTGTTGTTAAACACCTTACCCCAGAAGTCAGCCGTCATAGTCTGCGCAGCTCGTAGGTTTTGTGTAAGTGGTTCTCCCGTTGCCTTATTCACTGCCATGTACCAACCATTCTTTGGCTTAATAACATATCCGCCATCAATCGCAACATCAAGCAATCCAGACCACTTCTGGATACCACCTTCCCAGCTTACGCTGATCGGGATCTTCGACTTTTCCTTAACAAAGCGAGATTTCTCAACATTGATAATGAAGTGATATCCTTGAATTTCGGTACCATCTTTATCTTGCTGACGTCCAAGAATCCAAATGTTGTCAGCGGAATAGGTGATGCCAGTACCACCACTAACAATCGCCTTCGGGAACAATCCAATTTCCTGGTAGGTGTGGTTGATCGCAATAAGCGGAATGTTCTTCATCGTAAGGTATGGAGTAACCATACGGAACAGACCTTTAAGCGCCTTAGCGCGTGTCATATCCGCGACGCTCTTTTCATTCAGAGCATCTTCAAGTTCCTTCTTACTTGCAAGGTTACCAACGGAGTCGATGACGATTGCAACCTTATCCTTACGGTCGATTTGGTCAAGTTGGTTAACCAAGTCAAACTTTAGTTCTTCGACGTTCTTGATCGGAATATGTAGAACACGTGATGTATCAATGCCAAAGCTTTCAAAGTATTGCTGCGGTGATCCGAATTCGGAATCATAGAACATAAGAATCGCGTCCTTATGCTTTTTCAAATAGCTTGCTGCCATAAGAAGAGCAAAGCTAGTTTTGAAGTGCTTAGACGGACCTGCAAGAACTGTTAGTCCGCTGGTAAGTCCACCGTCAATGCTGCCACTAAGAGCAACATTAATCATCGGCACTGGTGTAGGAGTAATATCCTTTTCCGAATAGAAGTCTGATTCCGACAGAACATCGGCTTCTTTAATTCGGCAATTCTTTTTTAATTTTTCGAGTATAGATGACATGTGTTATTATGTTATTATTGTATATCAGTTTTATGTTTATGTAAATGGAAAAACTCATCAAGCTCCGCAGTATTTGCTGCATAAGTTTCATCAAGAGTAACGCGAACAACTGTCTTGTTCTTGTTGCTCTGTTTGATGTACGAGCAGTCTCCATTGATTGTTTTGCCGTCAAGATATTCAAGTACATTAAGCATCATGTCACGTGCAGTCGTAACTGGAACGTTTTGGCAAATGTGGTTAATCTTAGAGAGCGGCTTATCACCTACAAGATTAAAATCATCTGGCATCTTCATCAGACGAAGACCATCACGAATCGTAATGTACTTTTCAGTCTCTGGATTGATTAGGAAGTATGGAAGCGGTCCAATAAATGCTGGAATGGAGTTACCTTTTGGAAGAGTAACACCGTGCGCCCAATAACCTTTACCATCATCCAATTTAGCCTGCATAGCACGTGCGCGATTAGCTGTATGCGAGAATCCATTTGCATCCATCCAATCTGCAACTTCTAACAGACCTTTACCGTATCCACCGTCGGTGTTCACGATCAAGTTTGTTGTCTTCTCAAAGTGAGTGGACAATTCACGGATTGTCTTTGATCCAGTCATTGCCATGTTATAGGCAACCCATGCATTTGCAGTTGGACATTCTTGGTTTGTAAGAACGTTCATTGGATCTTCAGCGTCCTTTGGAATCTTCAATAGATCGACAACCGGTTCTTCTTCCTTACGATGCCATGGGAAGATAGGAGCAGTATCACTCTTTGTAAAGAAGTAGAAAGTGCGCGGTCTCTTTTGCGATAGACCATGCAGACGGCTTTCAGTGTAGTAAAGATTCAGACTGTATCCAAGTTCTTTACCAATTTCATGTAGACGATCTGCTACTTTCTTACCGCTGTTACCATACAATCGTGGAGCGTTTTCTCCCCAAAAGACAGTTGGCTTGATTGTGCCAAGTACGTATTCGGCAGTGCGATACATCCAATCATTGGTTGCACTGTTTTCACTGCTTGTTGTACTAAAGCTTGATAATCCAGCACAAGGGCATGTTGTAAGAACAACGTCTACATGCGGCGCTACATAGTCAGGATCTTCGTCCAAGAAAACATAATCACCGGACCAGCCTTTTTGTGTACGGATATAATTGATGTAGTGTTCGTCGTTATTCTTAAATGGGGTGTATGACAGTACATATTCAGGTAGTTGTCCATTTAGAGCTTCAGCNGTACCTAATACTTCACCTCCAATTAGAGGAACAATTGCTGCGTATTTCAAATTCATTGTAATTTATCTATAAGAAACCCAGGGGAACATTCCGCTCCCTGGGTTTGATGAGTATTTTGTTTAGTAACGTGAAGAGATCCATTCGTAAGTCTTCTCCATACCAACAAGCAGTGGTTGAGAAACTTCCCATCCCATCTTTTCACGATAGAGACGGTTGTCGGAATTACGTCCACGTACACCAACTGGACATCTGAAGCCATACTTAGCTTCAAAGTCAGCGCCTTCGATGTTACGAATGACAGTGTCTTTCTTTGATAGACNNATTGCCATTTCGGCNAGTTGGTTAATTGTAACCTGCTCTTCCGAACCAATGTTTACTGGACCTTCAAANGTATCTTGTCGCATGAATCGTATGATAGCCTCGAGGCAGTCGTCGATGTATAAGAATGAACGCGTTTGTTTACCGTCACCCCATACTTCAATTTCTCCATCTGCCAATAGAGCCTTGCGGCACATAGCGGCTGGAGCCTTTTCTTTT